ATATATCCTTGATTTCCGATAGTTAATCCATTAGCTCCAATTTTAGTTACGTTTTTATTATCACCAAAATAACCAGTCAACGCTAAAACATCTCCTCTTACAGACACTCCATTAAATTCAGCTTGACCATTGCCGACAATTCTAAAACCAATAGATTGCGCGGATGGCTGTGTAGAAGTCTGCGCCCAAAGCCCGCCAACACCCGGAAACGAAGCTCCACTTGATGTATGAGTAGAAAGACAATCGTAAACAATAAACGTTCCATTTGCCTGCTCAACCTTGCATTGCAATTGATCGCTAGGAGTAGCTTTGCCTAAACTTTTTTGTCTAAAAACTCTACCAGAAGTCCAAGTTTCAATGAAAGAACTTGATTGTAAATAAGCGTTTGTGTTCGCTAATTCAATAACCTGAGAAGATAAAAAACCAGAAGTTATTTTTCCAGCATCAACAGTTTGAATTTGAGCATTTTTAATTCTTACTACTTGATTAGGAGGATTTGATGGATCAGTTACAATTTCAAAAGGAACTTCGGCGCTAACTCCATTCCATACTTGAAAATTGTCAGCAACCAAAACAAAACTTTTATCTGTTCCATCTGCTTTTAAAAGTCCAGAAATATTATTATTTCCATCTAATTTAAGCATTGGCCCAAAACTAGCAACCCAAGATGATCCTGATCTTACATATATTTTATAATTATCATCAGTATCGTACCAAATATCTCCAGTACTATAAGTTCCGCCAGTTGGTGCTGATGACTGATAATAAACTTTAGCTTTTCCGTTTGCTGATGTTTGCGCTCCTTCCGCTGATGCTTGCGCAGTTGCAGCGTTTGCTAGGGCTTCAGCCGCTTTTGCGTCAGCAAGCGCAGCGTTAGCGATACCTAGGCTAGCATTTGTTGTCGCCTTTAATACACCGGGTAAGTTAGATGCAATAACATTAAGAGAAATTCCGGCATTAACTCTTTGAGTTTCTTTAGCAGAATTGCTATAAAATATGAATTGATCCTCATTGTTTAACTGAGTTGCTAAAGGAAGTTCTGTTATTCTCTTGCTCATACTTATATTTACATTAAGGATTGATAGATTCGTTAGTGTAAATCGCACTTAATGTAGGCTGATTGTAAGAGCCTGACATCAAAATACCTGTTGATTCAGTGATCTCAAATGACCAACTTGTTTGAATCATAGACTTGTCGCCAATTTGACCATTAATCGAATAAGAGTCCATCTTAGCGTTTTGAATCTTTACGCCTAATTTTTTATCTTGATTAGCGTTCTTAAACATGATATCGAAATCATATCCAGCGGCAGATACATCTTCTGCGCCAAATTTAGAGTTAAGCTTTTCGACTTCAAAAGTATCGACAATAGAATCTAAAGATACTGTGCCTACGATTGGTTTCTGAATCTTTCTGCCAAAAGGATAATTACTACCAAAACCATAAAGAGCTTTTCTTTCTAATCCAATCGCAATATCTAATGATTGAAAGTTATCAAAGATAAAGCCAAAGTGCAAACCAGCAGATCCGCTATTTGCTGTAGCGGTTAAAGTCGTAGAGTTATATGGGCATCCTCCATCAAAAACGCTTCTAAAACCTGTCTCGGTTCTTGTTGGACGAGAAGCGTTGTAAAAATTAAATCCGTATTTCTTGTTTTGCAATTGTGAATCTTGACCAGCCGAAGCAGTATTAACTGCTGGCACATAATTCAAAGCTGAATAGTTTGTGACTTGAGCATTAGCGCCAACGTATTGACAGCTAACTTCTGCCATTTGCCCAACAGAAGTTTTAATATTATAAGAGCCAATATAAGTGTTGCCGATACCTAATACATTAAAATCTGTAGGAACAATAGACGCAGCAGCATCTTTTGCTTGATCATTAGCGATCATTACATAAAAGTTTCTATCTTTATCGTCAGTTAAGATCGTGTATAATGGATTTGTATAAGCGTTATCCGTAAAATCTAATCCTAAGTATTTCTCATTCCATCCATCATTAAGCAAATAAGACATTTCCAAATTAACATCTGGCGCAAGCTGGCTTTGACGAGACGCAAACGCAGATGAGCCGATTTGCTTTAGCGGCTGACGATTCATGTTGAACGAAAAGCCATAACTCTGAACGAAATCTAAACGAGAAACGGCATTGCCTGTGTTGCTCGCTGGCGAGTACGCGTCACGCGAGCCAACAAACATCATCTCCATTTCATATGAAATTAGTTTTCTCATTAGTAAACCTTTCTCGCCCCAAGTGGGTCTTCTATTAGAGTTATTGAAATATCGTTTACGTTTTTATAAACAAATGTATGACTCCATTGATTTGAGAAGAAGAGTTTATCCTGCTCGTAAATCTTTGGAAACTTGTATTGGAACTTTCTATAGCCTTGCTTGCCGCATAAAAAGTGCAAGATACATCTAGCTTCGTTATCAGAAATGCCTTTGAAATCTAATTTTAATGATTTTAAAACATTTGCGTGCATACCAAAGTCAGCTCTTTTTGTGAAAGAATAAGGCAATTCTGTTTTGACCACTGATGTTTCTTTGCTGATTTGCGCTGGATAAGTTGGCTGAAAGAAAAACTCTTTTGTGAATTTAGCGTTAGAGATCGCGGTATTTTCTCCCGCGCTAATATCTCCAGTAACGTAATAGAAAGAATCGTATAAATTATTTAGATTTGCCGCTGTATTTCTAACTACATCAAATCTAGAATAAGCTACGCCAGCAGAATACTCGCCTTTCATATTACTGCCTGTAATATAAGCGGTGTCCCATTTTAATAACGATGCCGCTTGATCAGAGCTTAAAGATACGCTAACTGTATGAAGATCATGTTCGTTAAATGAGTTCTCAATGTTTTCGCAAAACATTCTAATTGGTTTATATATTTCAGCAGGATCTGTATATAAGAAATGTCCAGTTCCGTTTAGCGATTCAATATAACCTAAGATTTTGCGCGCATCTTCTTGTTTCTTATTTTCAAATGGAAGATTCATTTTCATCTGCAAATGATTCAATCCTTTTGGCATCATGTGCAGATAGTTATCGGTAGTAGTATATGCGGATAAGTCAGCCGAAAACTCAACTGTAGCGCCATAGGAAGGCGTGTATCCCAAGCTAGTTGGAATAGATCCAGATACATTTTGATCTCTATCGTAAAAGAAAGACATTAGATGAATCCTTGATAAGTAAGTGTTATTACCAAATCATCAGTAGCAGATGTGTTTAAAGATTCAGCTATAAGTTCCATGCTACTCATTGTAAATGTGGCTAATGAGCCTACTTCTATTGTAATCTTTCTGCTATTAGAATTCAATATGTAGTCGAAAGCCTTTTTTGATTCATAATCGCTAACTGCAATACTGAACTCGGCATTTACCTTAAACGGCTTAACTGTAACTACTTCCATTGCGCCGCTACCTGTTGGATGGTAGTAAGGTTCTCTTTTGCAGTCTAGCGAATAAGTGAATGACTCAATTCTATTAGTTCCGCTTCCGTCGCACTCGATTCTAATATCGCCGGGCCGCACGACTGCCAAAGCTCCAGTTTCAGAAACTCCATTATCGCCTATTTCATTTCCAATATTTCCAAATATAGAAAAGCTTGCGTTTAGATTTGGAAAATTACCAACAGATGCGGCAACAGAATAAGAGGTAAGATAAGCTGACTCAAAACCAAACTTTTTACCGTTATATTCCACCCTGCCATTTAAAGGGTTTAGTCCTGTAAAATTTAAAAAGAAATCAGCAGGAGATAAGTATTTCTGAACACTTAAAGAAGATTGTGGCGCGCTAGAAGTAAATGTCTTAAACTTTGAATAACCAATTACACTAACATGATCAACTGGAAGTGAGTAGCCAAAATTAACACTATTAACGCCTAATATTTTATAGCCGCTAATGTGTAAACTATTATCGTAATTTGAGATTGATGAAGTTTTACTCATTATCTACTTCTGAGTGCTCCCCCTAAACGTTTTTCTTCGTTAATGGTTTCAAGCACTACAGCCTTAATCCGTTCGCCCATCTTCTTGTAATCCACGCCGCCTTGTGATGTTTGACCTTGCGACTCAGTAGAAGAGCCGCTTCCAGAAACATTAATGCTAATGTTTACTGCGGTTCCTGTTTTAGAGTCAACCTTTGCCTTAGAGTCTGATGATTCTACGGTAGCGTCCATGCCAACTTCGCCGCCATCTGCGAATCTAGCGCGGCCAGTATTCATCGAATCAAGATATTGTTTGCCGTACTTACGGGTGGTAGCGCGATTCATAACGTATTCGCCGCCCATTAATAAGGCCGGAATGTCATCTGTTGGACCACCGCCATTGGCGAATCCGCGAATCATTCCGCCATACGCCTTACCAGCGTTTGGCCATCTAGCATCAAAATCTTTTATGTAATTTTGTGATTCTTGGCTACCAGCTTTAAACATATTTCCAATATTGCCCATCTTTGCGCTTCCAAATTCTGGAATCTTTTTAGGTGTAGCTAATTTACTAGCTCCATAAGCTAAAGCGATAGAAGCCGCAGTAGAAATAATCTGCTGTTGCGTAGCTTTTCTTTGCTGTGTTCTATAAGCTTCTCTCTTAGCAATAATATCTAAACCTTGTTGTTGAGCGCTAGTAACTTCCCCTTTAATAGTGTCTTCGTTCATCAATCCAAATCTAGAGAGTCTAGCGCTTTGATCTTCAAGATTAGCAAAAGCCGTCGATCCAGTTCCTTTTAATACGTCAGTAGCTCCGCTTGTTGTTGTTTGGTTTGCGAACTTAGATAATTGATCATATCCAGAAATTGCTGATCCGCCACGAACACCGGGTAAGAAAATTCCACCATCATTCATCTTGGCAATATTTTCCGCGCCATATTTCTGAACGGCTGATTTACGCATAACGTATTCACCAGCACTTAACATTGCTGGTACGTCATCACGGATTCCAGATCCTCCAGTAACCATGCCTCCAGCAGCAAATTTTCTTACATACCCCCCTTCCGATCCTCCAATTGCGGCTAATGTAGATCCAACTATTTTATTAGACGCTGACTGTAAAAATGCTCCCTGTAAATTTTGAAGGAATGCTTTTGCGATACCTTGCAGAGCCTCGCCAATATCATCAGCTCCAGAAAGACCAACTTTCATAGCTTCCGCTAAACCATCAGCTAAAGCTTTTGGTGTGTCTTCGCCAAGTATCTGTTGAAATGTTTTAGCTTCATCTATTAACTTTCCTCCAGATATCGCTGCATTTTGTTTTGTAGATAAGTTTGAAACCTCATCGTATCTTCTCTGCTTATAATCTAAAATAGCATTATCTTTATCTTTTGCTGGTCCACTATAATTTTCTTCAAATTTTTTAACGTCTTGCGCGGCCGCCGTCAATCTGTTATCTATTATAGATCCCCTTATAGCAGCTTCTACCTTTCCTTTTCTAATTTCTCCGTTTGCGTATGTTGATACCGCGCCCTCTTCTCTTACTCCTCTTAAACCAGTAACAGTAGAGTTTACTTCTTGTTGCTTACCTACAAAAATAGACGAAGATCTATTTTGTGGATCTAAAATTTCAGTTTCTAATGATTTATAAGCTATAGCTAAATTAATTTGTTGCGTGGCTAAGTCAAGATTAGCCTTTTCCAAACGCTGTTCCGCAGTTATTAATTTATTTCCTTCAGCTATTAATAGTTTATTCTGCGCATCTTGTATTTCTAAATTAAAAAGCTCCTTAGAGTTTCTGGCTTCACTTCCTGCTTCGATATTTTTTCTTCTTTGTGCGTTTTGTTTGGCTACAAGATAATTTTCGTCTTTTACTAAATCAGGCAAAGTACTCAATTGATCTAAATAATCTTTCTCCGCTTTAAGCAAATCTGTATCTAACTTTAATTTTGCTTCAGCATTATTTCCATCCTTTTTGAATTGATCTATTTTTTTTCTGATTTCTTCTGTATAATTTTTTAAATCTATGCTAGCTCTCATTTCTAAAAGCCCAGCGCTTCTTGCAGCTTCTCCTGTTTTTAAGTTATCTTCAGCTAGCGCCAACTCCGACCGTGTTCTTGCATCTACAGAATCTCTAGCTAATTTATTTTTTAATAATGAATCGGCTAAAGATTTTCCATATTCGCTTGTTTGATTATTTAACAACTCTTGATATTTTGCAGCTCCATTAAACTCTGTAACTTCATCGCTAAGAGTTCCAGATAGTCCATTTGTAATTGCACTAAGCAACAATGTTTCTTGAATATTTTTCTGTAAAGTAGTTTGAGATAATGCGTATTTTTGAGCTATAGCTTTCTTTTGATTATTTAAATCATTATCTATTTTTTGTTGATCTTGCAAAGAAGATAATACTGTTTCTTTTAGTGTTTTAGATTCTGCTGCGCTATTTAAAGAAACTTTATTTGGGCTTGTTTGAGCATCTTCAAATGCTTGATTAAAATCTGTTGAAGTTACTCCTTTTCGTTCAGCAATATTTATTAAATTTTGTAATTGTTTATCTGTAGTTTCAGAAAAAGCTTGTCCAGTTGTTCCTTGTATAGATGTTAATTTTTCTCTTAATTTATTTAAATTTTCAGCTTTAGCTTTTGTTGCTTCTGCATCAGCCTTTGTTTCTTCTTGTGTTTTTTGAAGAGAAAACATTTGCTGCTCTAATATAATAGTTTTTCCTCTTTCCAAAGCATTATTCTGAGCTTCTATTGCCAATAAATTTTTTTCGTAAGTGTTAGTTGATTTAATATTGCTATCAAAAATACTCTTTTGTATTTGCTGCTGAACAGTTAAAAGTGAATTTTCATAGTCTATAGCAGCAGATTTTAATTCGTTTCCACCTTGTCTTTCTTGAACTTTGCCGACATTAGCCTTGGAAGCTTTCAAAGCTAAAACTTTTCCTGTTTCAATTAATTTTGAGGTATCTATACTACCTCTAATTGAATTTTTTCCATCATCTGGTACCTTTGAAGAATATACCAAATCTCTAAGAGAGTTGCCTTTTATTTTGCCATTTTCATCTATACCTCCAATACCTTGCAAAATAGTGGACATCATCTCCTTTTGCAATTCTGTAACCGATAAAGTCGGACTATATAATTCTTTATCTAATTGGGTTTTAATACTCTCTGTTTTTGTCTTTTCTTCTGTTATTTTTGCTTGAGTATTTAAAGCAGCTAAAAGAGCTTCTGGAGTTATAGCTTCTCCTGTTTTTGCGGCTTGTTTTCCTAAATCAGCTAAAGCTTTAGCCGTTCTGTCTGAATCTGTTTCCAAAGCGTTAGACCATTTAGAAATTACTGGAATTAAAGAGGAGATTATTGTAGCTCCTATTGTTAAAATTTTACCCCATGGACCCATAGCTGTAGTCGCTACCATTGCCGCTGTCCCTAATATATTTATTCCAGCGCTGACAGTTTCCATACCAGCCGCAGCAGTTGAACCTTCTTTAGTGAAAGTTTGCGCCGCTGAAGTAGCTCCAGCCATAGCTGTTTGAAATAACAAAAACTTGCCAACATCAAATTCTTTTTTCTCACCTTTAGCAGCTGTTTTAGATACTTGAGATCTATCCACCGCCGAATCTACTTGAGATTGTATCTTTTCTTGTGATTTTTTATTCAGCTGTACTTTATCAGCTAACGCTTTTACTTCTATATTTAATTGATTTTGATCAATAGTTCCAGTTTCAAAAGCTTTTATTTGAGCGTTAATAGCTTTAATTAAATTGTTTTGAATATCTTTTGGTAATGTTGGAGAACCAGAAGCTATTAGAGATGGATCAGATGATTCGTATCCAGCTTTAGCCGCCCCAATTTTAGCAAAATTTGGAATCTTTCCATCTGGTTCGTCTCTAGTATTGATAACAGCAAGTCCTTTTGGATTTTGTGCGTTCTTTAATCTTGCGTCTTTTGTTATACGAATTTGTGCTGGATCTAAACCAGCTTCCATTTCTCTTTGAACGGCATCTTTTAATGGGTCTGCGAAGTTAGGAATATAACCATTAGCTCCAGCCATCATAATATCGGCCATAGGCGCTTTTTTTACAAAATTATATCTTCTGACATCAGTTCCAAGTGGAAAATTTTTATATCTTCCAAATGACTGTTCTATTTTTATAACCGATTCTCCAGTATCAAGATCTGTTCCCCTAAATGCTTTTGCTTTTCTTTTTTTGCCATCAGGAGTATCTAAATATTCAAAACCCCTTTCTTTTAACGCAGAAAGTTTATATTTTTCTACTCTATAAATTTTTTCTGCTATTTTTTTTCTATTTGATTCGTTATCTTGATTTTTAGCTTCAATAAAATTTACGCTTTCACTTATCCCGAATGCTTTTTTTATTTCCGCTGTAGCTTCAAAATCGAACGGAGATGTAACCGATCTTCCTTGAGATTTAGTAAAACTATCGGAATTTAAAATTCCAGCTATTCCAGACTCAAATATAGATCCAACGAATCCTTGAACCGCTCCATTATTTTTGTTTGCGGTCCTAGCTTGTTCTCTAACTCTTTCTGATTTAATGCTCAAATCAGGATTAAAAGCCGCAGCAAATGACGCTGCATACTGCTCCGCCAAGTCTTCTCCTACTTTTTCTACCTCTTCTTTTATCTTATTTACATCTCCTTTTTTAGCGTTGCTTCTTGCAGGGTAACCCCTAACAATTAATTTAACTCCATCCTTATCGTTTCTTGGGCCATCAGACAAAGAAGCTTTTCCTGTTGCTGGGTTGACAACCGCTATTTGATTCGGCTTACCAGGAAGTTTTTCTTGAGCAAATAATCCCGCATATTTAGTTGACTCTTTTATTAAATCTTCTTGCTCTTCGACAAAATTAGGGATATACCCACCAGCAGCCCTAATCATATCAAAAGATTTTGCTTTTGATTTTACCATTCCCATGAAATCAAATTGATTTAATGGGGCGTAAGCTGTACCCGCAATTTGTTTTTTGCTTCTTAAATCGCCTTCTGATGGATTTGTTCTTCCACCTCTTCTAGAAAGAATGTCGAAATTCTTTGTATAAAGATAAGATACTTTGCCGCCAGTTCCATTAACTGCGGCCATGATAGATTCTAAATTCTTGGATAGCCCACCGTCTTTTGTGCGGCCAGCGGCAGAAAGAATATCAATTTCTGTTGCATTGGCAACGTCAGCAGCTCCAGTTAGGAAGGTTCCCATTCCAGCGGCCATTGTAGATTTGCCAGATCCAGCTGGCCCAATGATAAGATTCTTTTTTGCGGAAGAAGCTAATATAGCTTTTAATGTAGCGTTTTTATCCGCAGGAATTCTATCTGAATCGTAAATATATTTGGCAAAATTAGGAACATATCCGCCAGCCGCACTAAGTTTTCTAGCTCCAGCAGGAAGACCAAATGAGCTGATCATATCTTGATTAAAGATTGCTGATCCTCCGTTTGCGAAATTAGGAACAATATATTCGCTAGTATTAGCAATCATCGTTCCTTTTTTACCACCGCCAAAAGCAAAATTTGGAATAGAAACTACTTTAGAGGAAGGGCTAGCGCCTCCAACTCCACGACTAACATCAGCAGCTTCTTTAGCTGGCAAATAACCGCCAGCGGCTGTCTTACCTTTCTTTGTAAGCTCTCCTGACGATGCGCTAAATCCAGCGCTCTGAAGGCCAGGAGCAATAGCTGCTGCTGTTTTTTTTACATTTTCTAAAGCCGCCAGCTGTTCATTATATAAATCTAATAAATATTTTTCTTGCTTTGCTCTACTTCCAGATAGAGATTGCATATTAGCCATAATATCTTGGTTTTTAACCAAAGTATTAAACACCGCTTTCTCTAATGCTTCTCTTTCTTTTACTTTAGAGTTTAAACTTAAAATTGTCTGTAAAGATTCCGCTCCAAATTGAAGAATGTTTTTAGTTAAAACTATAAATAACCCAGTCAATACTGGAATACCAACTTTAAAGAAAATTCCTCCTAATCCGCTAATCAAACCTTTGGCAATTTTTCCGCCAACACCTTCTGAATCTATTACGTCGGTGATAGAATTAATAAAATTACTAAAGAAATCTAATAATCCTTTTAAGTTATCGGTTACTCCAATCTTACCGATTGAATTAGCTAATTTTTCTGAAGAAACAAAAACATTATTTATAGCAACACTTAAAGCTTTATTTAACTCTAATTGTCTTGAGTAAGCCTCGTTAGTTGCTCCAGCTGAAGCTGCGGTTGATTTTTGATATGTGCCTCCAGCATTATTTATATCACTCAATAACGCTGATAAAACGTTGATATTATACTTGCTAGCTATAGACTCAAGAACTTCAATTTTTTTAATTCCAGATAAACTATTTAACTTTGCGCTTAATTCTTGTAAAACTGGAATTACTGGCTTAAGATTTCCTTCTGCATCTTTTGAATAAATACCGATATTTTCTAATGCTTTGATTGCTCCTTCTGATCTAATATTGGTGAAAATTGTTTTAAAAGCGTTACCGATAACAGCTCCACCACGCGCAGTTTTTTCCTGAACAGAAGTGATAATACCGTTTAATTGGTCAAGAGAAACGCCGACTTCTTCCGCTACCGATCCAGTGCGAGACAAACCGTTAGCTAAATCAGCAGCAGAAACAGCGAATTTGCTATCTACCGCCACTAATTTATTTAAAATTTCTGTAGTAGTAATACCAGCACTTCCAAAAGAATTAACAGCCGCCGTTAACACCTCTACTGAATCAGCTGCGCTTAATGAAGTAAAACGCGTTAAAGTTAAAGCATCAGATGTTCTTTTAAGTGTTTGTTCAACACTCAAGCCTTGTCTAGCAAACTCTGTTGCAGCTTCGGCTGCTGTTTTAAAAGATTGCCCAGTATTCTTAGCTACCTCAAAAAGATTATTTCCAAATTTCTCTAACTCTGCTCCAGATTTGTTAGAAATCGCTCCAATTAACGCTAAGTTTTTTTGAACTTCAATTGTAGTTGTTACTAGATTTTTAAAAGCATCTTGAATACCGTTGATAATGCCTACGGAAGCTCCGAATGCGATAACGCGAGCATTAGAGGCCGCGATAGACTTTTCAAACTCTGTTGCAAGTCCAGTTACTCTTCCAAGTGGTTGAGCTAAGTTGTTGAATGACCCAGAGTTAAATGTCGCATTAATTGGGACATTGAGCGTACCAGCCGCTTTTACGCCCGCTCTAATAGCTTGCTCGGTGTTAGTCTCTACTGTAAGTTGAATTGCTTTTGCCATCCTTTAACCTTTTGAGTATTTTACACTCAAAGATTAGCCTTCGCCATGCAATTTCATTAGCTCTTCCATATTCAAGGTTTTTTTCTCTTTCATCAGTTTATTAAGAGAAGTACCCTTCATATTGTTTTCCTCCATATCTTCCTTACTTGCTCCGAATACCATAGATGCACTAACATCGCCTTTTGGAGTATGTTTGGATTCAAAGTCTTTTCTAGCCGTAGATTTATCTTTATAAGCAAATAAAGCCTCTGGGTCTTTTCTGATATTGTCTGGAATATTCTCAACATGATCAAAGATACTCTTAAATATTTTTCCGTAAATAATGACTCTTACTTGGAAATCGGTAAGCTTCACCATTGGCAAACCAAAGAATTCCATTGGATAATCTAACACTAAAAAATACTGATTAAAGAAGTCCATTAAAACAGTTTTCTGGATATTTAAATCCATAAAATCGTGCATGAATGAATTGTATATAAGAATAAACTCAACCAATTCCTCATAAGACATATCTTCAAACTCTTGCATAGAAAAGAATTTTTCTTTTAATTCTTCGTCTTTATAAAACGATTCATAAATAATGTAGTCGCTCGATCTATTAGAAGCGTACTCTTCAACCGTTTTGCCTAATATATTTCTTCTCTCAGTTAGTTTGGAAATAAGTTTATTTTTTTGCTCATCAATTACATTTTGAATTTCTTTAATTTCTAAAGATTTAAAAAGATTTTTCTTAGTAATATTAAGTCTCTCTACGTAAGACTGAATCTTTGTAATTTCAATTTCATCGTTATCACTCCAAAAACCATCTTTTTTTGCTGCCTCTAATGACTGCTCTTCTGTTGGTATCCCTTTCTCTACAGCTATCTTATGAAACTGTTTGTATCTTAAATCAAAGATTGCTTTTTCATTGCATCCTAAATGCTTAACAAAAATAGGGCTACCACGGTATTCAGCCGTTGAGTAGCCCTTAATAATTTCGGTAAACCTAATAAATAGGTCTATCTCAGTTAAATTTTCCCGCTGCAATGTCTTCGTCTAGTTTTTTGAAATCTTCCTTAGA